CAATAAGTGTACTTTGTATTTCAGCATCACCTGTAAGAGTAGTTTCTCCAGTTACATCAAGTGTACCATTTACAGTTGTATTTGATAAAGAACTTATTCCTGATACTTGTAAATCTTGTGTTACATCAACATCTTCTTGTAATTTAATTGTTGTAGTTCTTATATCAATGCTGTCATTACTAGTACCTACAATATTGTTTTGAAAAATATGTAAACCATCTGTAAAGTATTCATCTGATGTAACAGCAGATCCTGTATTATCAATTCCATTACTAACTAATTGATCAACTGTTAAATTTAAACCAATATCAGTATCTGTAGAAAATACAATATTGCCTGTGCCACTAGCATCTAGTTGTAGATTGCTATTGCTTTCTGTTGTTGTAATTTTGTTGCCAGCAATCTTAATATCATCAAATGGAACAAGATCGTCATTTAAATTTAAGAAACCACTAAGTGTATAATTTCCACTTACAGTTTTATTTCCTGTTAGTGTTGTATTTCCTGTTTGTGTAAGATCACCAGTTATATTAACATCTTGTAAATCAGCATTACTAGTTGAAAGATTGTTTGCTATTTCAACAGGACTAACAAATTGTATAACACCTGTGCCTGCGGCTTCTAAATCTAAGTTACTGCTAGATCTTGTGGTTGTAATTCTATTTTGAAATACTTGTATGTCCTCACCAAGTGAGCGTTTTGTGTATACAGTTTTCCAACTTTCAACGTCATTACCTAAATCGTATGTTACATCAAATGTTGGTTGTAGATCAATACTAATAGGAGCATCAAAACTAATTTGAGAACTACCACCCTGTTGACTGCTATCACCAAATGATACAGCACCGTTAACTATCATGTCGCCGCCAACAGTTAGTCCATCTTGTATAGTAACATCGCTGTCTAGTGTTGTATTTCCGCTTGATGGAGTAACATTTAAATCCCCGCCTACAGTGTTAATGTCGTTTTGTGTAAGTTGTATATTTCCTGTACTAACCTGCGAAGCATCAATTTCTGTATTATTAACACCGTCACTAAAACTAATATTAGTAACTCCGCCAACATTGCCTCCTAGTCCGTTTGCTGTAATAAATCCTGTACTTTGATCTACAACAAACGCTTCGCCTACTCTGAAGTCACCATCTTGATCAACACTTTGATAGTAAATTTTTCCGTTGTTTACTTCAATTGTTTCTGTATTTTGTGTAACAATATTTGGATCATTTTCAACATCTGTGCCAGCGCCAATATAAGCAAAGTTATGTTGAATCAAATACATTAGACATTGATTACCGTCTGCTTCAGCACCGACATTACCATAAACGTTTGCTGAACCAATTGAACGTAATTCTGCTCCGTATTTTATTGTGCTACCGTCTGGTGTTAGTCTACCAAACGCACCATTTTGAGCATAAAGACCTCTACTAGCAAAATATGTAAATGAATTTAACCATTCAACACGAACACCGTTTTTCATGTAAAGAGCAATACTTCCTGGCGTAATAAATGTAACACTATGGAACAGCATACTTGCTTCTTTACTGTATTGTGTTGCTACGCTTCCATCAACAAGTGCTCCTCGTCCAGCACTTTCTAAACTGCTGTCTGAGCGTGTAATAACGGAAACATTTCTAATATAAGGACTGCGTTCGTCTACTTGGAAATTATTAACAAATCTAAAAGCATATCCAGTATCGTTAGTTGAATTATAGTAGAAATCTGATACCGTCAAATTTTCAACAGTAGTTTCGCCATTTAATAAAAACGCATCTTTATCATTATTACTTGTGTGTGGATAAATTTTTACACTTCTAACACCTTCACCATGTACTGTAACTCCTTTAGGTACAGTTAAAGGAAAATATTCTTCATATTCTCCTGCGTAAATGTAAACTTGATCTCCAGCAGTTGCTTGACTTAGAGCATGTTTAATTGTTTTAAAAGGACCCATTTGATGATCACCAACATTTGTGTCATCACCTTCTACAGCACTTACATACCATGTATTGCCTGGCCTTGCGCTGATAGTTGTAATTCCGGGAACGCCGAAGTCAGTTGTTACAAGAAATTCACCATTAACTGTTCTAGTGTGTACTTCTTTCCATTTCTTTGTAGGGTTACCAATATTGTATAAATCAGTAACTGTTGGCATAATATCCGAATGTATTTTACCATAAATTTGTACTTGATCTTCAGCACTGCTGTCACCAAAACTGATGTTACCGTCGAAGGTTACATCCCCGACAGTATGTGAATTTCCTCTAACTAATACGTCTGTAAAAGAACTATCATCTGTACCAAATTCAACTCGACCGCTTCCACTGGGACGTAATTCAATATTAGCATTAGTTTCTGTGGATTGTATTGTGCTATTGTTAAAATTTAAACTGCTTACGTTAAGTTCTGAAAAATTTACATTTCCTGAATGAGCATTCACTGTGATACTAGCATTTCCAACACTGGATATATCACCGGTAGCACCATTAATAATAGAATCAACAACCTGTAAGAAACCTGTATCAACAATAAGATCTGTTGTTGACATTGTACCGTCAATAGTAAGTTCGCGGGGAGCAATAGACGTAGATATACCAACCTTGCCGTTGACAACGTCTAGATATAATAAATCATTCTCAAATGCTAAATCAACACCTAACCTCTCTAGGTTAGCCTTTAGCATAGGTCCTGAAATTCGTCCTAATGTAGACATGAAATGCTCCTTACACTGTATTTATTGTAAGGACTGTTTGATTATTGATCGTAGCCGAAAAATACGTGAACTGGTTTTGTATCAGGTACAGCACTTAATAGTTTTAAATGCCAGCCTGGTTGTAAAACGTATGCTTCTAGTGTAGGATTTGTTGCTCCGTCGCCTGTTGCTGTAACAGTAATTAATGAAGCATCGTTAAACCCGGTACCGCCATCAGCGACAGTTACACTGTCTAACGCTCCCGGACTTCCATCAAGGTTGGCTGTAAATGATCCGCCTGCGCCTGTCGAATCTGAAGTACTAACACTGATAGTCATGGTTGTATGATCTGATGATCCTGCGCTTGTAATAGCAAAGCCAACAATTTCACCAGGTGATTGATATAATTCGTAGTTTGTTCCGCTAATTTGAATAACGTTTTCAACTACTACAATCATGTTATCAATGTAGTCTTGTGGATCCTTGCCGTGTGCTAAACCAGGAACGTATGTCATTCCTGTGTGATTTCTATTAGCATCGTAAGTTGGAAAGTATTGACTTAGTTCTTCAACTGGTTGAGTAACTACATCGTAGTTACCAACTCCTAAATTTTGTTTTACAATTCTTGCCGGTTCTGCTGAACGAATTGGAAGCCAACGACCTTCATGATAAATTTCTAATCCAATAGCAACATTAGGATAATGTTGAGCAATGTCTGCTATTTCGTGTTGTGAAGTATCGTTAGTAGTGTAACGCACCATTCCTTCAAAAGGATAATAAGTTCTATCATAAAGTTCACCTTTTGGTAACAATATGCTATCTTTCGAATTAATAGTTACTTGTCCGCTAGGATGTTGTACTTTAAAAGTATCATCTTGAATATTAAATTTAGACAAGTTTTGCGTTTTTAAATATTTCATTCTTTACACCGGTAAAATACTAACTGTTGCGATTACTTTATTATTTTCTGTTGATCTTGCTTGAATACTTTCACCTGCTCCTAGCACAATTCTTTCTGTATCAAAAAATACTGTTTCGCCTGCTGGTATTCTTAAATTTTTCATAATTGCGTTTACTGTAGGATCAGGAGTTGCTCCTGCCTTAACTAGATAAACGTCAATATTTGTATCTCCACCATATGCTCCTGAAGTAGGTGCTATAGTAGAATCATCTGGATCAGTGGTATTACAAAAAATTAATGTTGTAATAGCACTTTGAACATTTACATCACCTGGTGTTCCTGGCGAAGTGTAAATTGGTTCAATGTCTACTGTAAGTTGTTTGTTTTCAATCATTTCATTATCCTAAAACAGCATACTATATGCCAATGCTCGTTGTTTACTTATTAATTCATTCTTCGCAGGATACTGAACAAGGTTTCCTGTAGTAATATTTTGATCTGGATTATTTGTTACCCATTCTTGCCATGACAGCGTTTGCTTAGAATTATTAAAATACAGTCCTGTTCCACCCGGTGTACGTTCTGCTGATACAGTTTCATCCATATCACCATACATTAGTGTAGCACCCGAAATGTGCGGAACTACTTCGCCTGTAAAATTATATTGTAGTGCTCTTGGTATTTCTACTGAAGCTGTGCCTTGTGTTCTAAGAACAATATTACTGTTAGTATTATTATTAGTAATTGTGTTTCCTAAAACTTCTAAGTCACCAAATAATGATCTATTAGAATAAAAAGTAGCAACTGATTGTCCTTCAACAACAACTTGTACTTGGCTTTCTGGTAAAGAAGCATTAATACCTGCTGAAAATGTAACGCCTGGTATGTCACTATAATTACCGCCATCTGTAACTGTAACTGTATCTATCTGTCTATATGTTACAGAGAAAGGATCTGTATCAATAGTAGCTGTTGCTGTCGCAACTCTAATCTGGCCACCATTATTAGTAAATCCTACAGTAACGCTATCATAATCATTACCTCTGTTTAATAACTGGATTTCAGCCACATTATAAAGTAAATCAAACGTTGCTCCTGATCCAGCTACACTATTTGTAATAGTTTGTACATTAGTTCCTGAAGCAGGCAAAGCAGAAAATCTACCATGATCTGTCATGGTAACTGTTAAAATTCTTCCTTGAGCATCAACAGTATCTACATTGAAAGTAGCATCTCTAACTCTAGTACCTTCATTAATTACTAGTTGATCGCCTGGAGCATAGTTAATACCTTGATTGTTAATTGTTGAAGTTCCGAGATGCATAATAGCAACACCTTCTGCGCCGCCGTCTACATCTTGAGCAATTACATAAGTATCATCTCTTTGAATTTTGTTATTTGGTTGTCTATTGTTAATAGTAACATCAACATACTTTTTATTAGGTATGTCGTTATCACCTGAAACATTTAAATGATAATTAACAGTTCCGTCAACCTTAACAACACCAGAACCTGAACCAATTAGTGTTAAGTCGCCGCCATCTGTAAAACTGTCTGTTAAGATACTTTTTACTCTTAACGCACTATTTGAATATCTTGAAGTAGTATCTCTTTCTACTATTTCCCAAGAATTATCAGTTTCATTAAATCTAAATACAGCATAAGGATTTCTAGTAGTACCAGTTATAAATCCTCTATCAACTTCAATACCACTTACACCAAGAGTAACACCATTGCCGGTTTCGCCGGCATTTAGTGTTATCATATTATCTTGGACTGCTAATTGCTGTGAATTAACAGTGGTAGTTTGACCTTCAACAACTAAGCTGGCTGTCACACGTACAACACCAGAACCCGAAGACGGACCAACATCAAGTTTTATCTCGCCTCCTGGTCGGGATTTTAAAATTAAATCATTACTGGTTTGTAGTACTTCAGCCATGCTTAGTTCCTGTTAGTTTATCGATTACGCATTAACGAAATCGTCGTCATCTGTACCAAGAAGTGTATCGTCGTCACCAGCTTCTTCAACTTGTGCCGCGCCATCACTAGTAGATACTGTGAAGTTCCATGGAACTGATTTTCCATCGTATGCGTTTGAACCTGTACCATCTGGAGCAACTAGAGTTGCTCTACGTCCTGCGATTTTTGAAACTTGATAAGTTTCTGAATCGTCCATTAACATAGTAATAGCCATTTCAGTACCTGTTAGTGCTGTTGCTAATTTACCAGTTGTAAGGAAACGATCATATGTAGTTCCAGGTGTACCAATTGCCGCTACACGAAACTTTTTAGATCCTAATTGCTTTACAATGTAACCTTCAAGTACACTAGATGTACCATAAAAGTCACACTTGATTTCATTACCGCCTGCTGTTGGGGGTCCAAAATATTTTTTATTAAGTGGTCTTCCCATTTGTTTTCTCCTATAAAAGTAGTCCTATGCGAGTTCTAGTCGCTACGCTGTGGGTAACAGCATAAGTCCGCCACACTATGCGGCTCGCTATCTGACACAAGTATTTATCCTTGCGATAAAATTGCCATTAATTCTACTTTACTTACTGTATTAAGTATTTTATTGATTTGATCTAGTTCGTGTTGAGCATTGACTAGATTTTGTTCTTTTCGTGATTGTTTGTATTTGATAATGTGTTCCATATGAGCTTTCATATGTACTTCTACACTTTTTTCTATAGCTCTAACATCATGAGAAAACATAGGATGACGTTTACGCCATGTAGTAAATTGCTCTCTAAGTTTTTGAAAATCTTCCCATGTTTTTACTTCTAGCATAATTGTATATATTATACTAATTTGATAAGATTGTCAAGTCATAAAAAAAGGGCGACATAAAGCCGCCCTTTTTAGAGTTCCAAGTAATATTACTTGAATGAAACGCTTGAGTCTGTGATCTCAACACGTGCCAAGTAGTCTGCAGCATTACCAAGAGATGATGCTGTGTTAGTTAACTCAACATAACCATATCTGGTCATGAAAGAAACTACTGGCTCAAATGTGCCTGGATCTAGCACAACGCCACTGCTCATTAATGGAATGTATGGGCAGTAGAACGCAGGTGCGTCTGACTCACTTGATCCTTTGTAACCAATAAGAACAGGTGCGTCGTTTGCAGCGTATGAATCAACATATACCTTCATAGCGTTGTTCAAAGTACCAACCATCTTAGTGTTAGTTGGAGCTTCGAAAGTACCTTCAGTTGTTCTTGCGAACGCAGAAGTTGTAGCACTTTGAAGAATTGTTAAAGCGAATGGTGAAACTACAGCGTAGTTACCAGCGCCTCTTCTTGTACGCTGAGCGATTAGGTTTGCTTGTCTGTTGATTAAAACAGCTAGTGCAGCATGTTCGTCACCAACAAATGTAGCAGTACCTGATACCGCTGACTGGTCATAAGTCTCTGAACCTGTACCAGCAAGATCACGTAGCGAGTTAATTACTTCCTGATCAATTTCAGCAGTAATTTCTTGCGCTAGTGCAGCCATGATTTCAGCTTCAATGTCAATGCCTTGTTGTGCTTGAGCATCTTGTGCAGCTTCAAAAGTCCAGCGAGCTGATAGCTTTCTGGTTTTTGCTTCTACAGTTTGCTTCAAGATTTGGATTGACATTTTGTTGCCTGGCTCACCTTCAAGTGTAGCAGTTGATCCACCTTTTGCTGGATCAGCTGAGTTACCTGAATAGGCTGCAGCAATCTTGAATGGGCTTAGAGCCTCTTCACCAGCTGTTACACCAGCACCAGCATCAGTAGTCGCATAGCGAACACGTAATGTGTGGATTTGGCCAACTGGACCTGTCATTGGTTGTACACCAACAAGTTCATTAGCAATGACTGTTGGCATTACACGTCTGATCACAGGTAGGATCACACGATTTAGGGTAGCAACGTTACCGGCAGAAGTAGCACCAGCTGTAGCACTCTCTGACAAATACTTCTTAGTATTTTCTAGAGTGACGTCCATCACTGATTTGCGAGTTCCATTAAGGCCTTCTAATAGAGCGCCTTTGGTTTCCTGCCAGCGTGACTCGAGTAGTTCTGACATAATTTTATCTCCTTAAACTTTAAGTCCCGCGAGCTTGCGGATGTCATAAATTGCAGCAGTTTTATCCTCACTGCTGTTTGCTTGTGCCTGTGTTTCTTTATTGCCTGTAACTTCTTTGCCTTCTACCAGTGTTGCCTTAGATTTTGGAGCATCGCCTGCCATAACAGCTGGCAAGTACTTTTCAAATGCCGCGTGTAACTTGTCTGTTTGTACACTTTCAAGTAACTCATTCATTACTGATTTTTTCTCTCCAGTAAGCGGATTTAATAGTTCGCCCATTATTTCTTTACGTGAAGCTAAATCTTTAGCGATTTTAATTTCACGTTCTTTGCTTTCTACAATCTCTTGTTTCTGAGCAATTTCTTTTTGTGCTTCAGCCAACTCATCTTTTGTCTGCTCTACAACTTTTAGAAGTTTAGCAGTTTCAGATTTTTCATTTAAATGACTTGAAGCATATTCGCTTGCGAAGGATTCAAAAATCCTGCGACCAAAGTCGTTTCTACGAGCGGATTCAATGTCTTCTTTTAATTGACTAATTTCGTTGTTTAGTTTAGACTTAACAACACCTTCAACTAGTTTAGCTGACTTAGCAATAAAATCTGACTTGACTTTTTCAAACTTAGCCTTGCTTTCACGTACAAGTTTAACCTTTGCTTCTGCTAGGTCTTTCTTGTCTGAGTGGAATTCAGCAATTTCTTTTGAAAGAGCGTCAACAATGAAGCTCTCTAATTTAGCAAAGTTTGCCGCAACATTTTTACGATCTTCGTGTAGCTCAGATAGTTCAGATGCTAATTTTTGTAGGACAAAGCCTTCCATTTTCTTAGTGTCTGCTTCCATCTTTTTCGCATACTTGGCTTTAGCTTCAATAAGTTGATTGCGATCTTCTGCTAGTTCTGATAACTCAGATGCTAGTCTTTCGCTTACCATTTTATCAACAGCTTCTACCATTGTAGACTTATCATGCTCGTACTTTTGAGCAAACTCTTCACGAAGTTCTGCGGTGACTTGATCACGGTTTTCTTGAATCTTGCTTGACCAAGCAGATTCAATTTCCGATTTCATTTCCTCGGAAATCACATCGTTTTCGAACAGTTGTTTAACAATATCAATCATGTGATTCTCCTAACGATCATTTCAGTTTCCTGATGATATTCACCAGGCTTTCTGCGATATACTTCTGTGCCTTTGGGTCGCCTTGAACTTCTTTTGCTATTTTAAATGCCTTTTCACCGCCTAATGTATTCATTAGATGCTCATATACGGGTGTTGGATATGCTCCTGGTGCGCTTGGTTGCGCCACAACATCTACTGTAATAATTTCAAAATCTGATACTTTACCGCTACCGTCTTCGGAAACGTTACCGGAGCCCCTGCTGGAAACGCCTAGTTTGACTCCACTTTGCAACATGGTTTGTACTAATTGTCCCATGGGCGTTGGTAGAACCTTCATTTTTCCGTAGCCGTTTGGACCATCCATCCACATCTTTGTAATCATGTGGCTAACTCTGTCCAAATTAATGCGTAAATCAGCAGGATGATCAACTTCACCTAACACTGAATAACCGCCCTCAATTTGTTCGTTAAGGGTTTTGACAGCCCGAGCAATTTCAGAAGTAGGATAAAATCTTTGATTAGCATTACGAATATCACCTTGGATACAAATGCCATTTAGATACAAAGATTTATCATCTCCCTCACCGGCCCTTTCGAGTTGTAACTGAGCTTGGTCAAAACTTAAATGTTCTGTTAAAGTATTTTTCACCTACTGGGCTCCGATTAGTTTACTTACTGCCAATTACGCTAGTAGCATCAGCAGATCCTTCACCAGCGCCTTTCTTTTCAGCACCGTGACCTGATCCGTCTTTGCTCATGCGCTCTGACTCTTTAGAACCACCAACTGTGTTGATGTTCTTAGTGTTCATTTGTTGTGGTTTGCCTGTTAGACCTGTTTCTGATCCACCGCCTTCACCGCCTTTTGCGATATTAGCAGTTGTGCCACCCATGTCGTTTGAACCTGCTACTGGAGATGAAGTGTTGTCAGCAGTTTCTGCTTTGCCCTTCTTCTCAGCACCGTGTCCGTCAACTTTTTCAACATATTCACGTACTGTTTCTAAATCGTTTTCTTCTGATTCGAATTCAGGTTGAACAGCTTCCATGTCATCCATTTCTGGCTCTTCAGCGCCTTCATCACCATCAGCGTACTCTTTAAATGCAGCTTCTAGATCTGCGATAGCATCTTTAAGGTCCATAATGTCGCCTTTATCTGCTGGCTCACCTTCGTCCTCTGCTTCGCCTTCTTCTTCGTCGCCTGCTTCAATGTCGCCCATCATGTCGTCTGTAGCGTCACCTTCGTCTTCGTCGCCGGCTTCCATTTCAACTTCGTCAAAGCCTTCTTCAACTTCTTCGTCGTCTGCGTCTGCTGACTCTTCAACAGCATCTTCGTCATCGTTGTCTGATGCTTCGTCTACTGCTTCATCATCTTTATCTTCTTCAGATGCTTCTTCTACAGCCTCATCATCTTCTTGAGTTGCTTCTTCAACTTCATCTTCGATAAGACCTTCGTAAATATCTCTTGATTTTTCTACCACGTACTCGTGGAATAACTCTTCTGCTTTTGCTGTGTCATCATTAACTAGATGATCAAGCATTTCAGCAATTTTTGAATTTTGTTCTGACATAATTTAATCTCCTGAAATTTGGTAAGCTGTCAACTATATTTACATAATAACAGTATATTACCCATTAAATGGTGTTTTTTTGAAGAATTTTGCCTATTTAAATACCGTACCAGGGAATTCTTCTTCAAATTCTTCAAAATATATGTGGCTAAAGTTATTTGTTACACGTTGTACGTTATCGGGTGTAAAAACGTCTTTTTGACACACTCTATAATATCTTTGGCCTGTAAATTCCCTTAAAATCTTTTCTGTTTGGTTTGCCCAATTACCGAAATATGTTGCCTGATCAGTACTACGCTTATAGTTAGGCGTATCTGCGTAAATGTTATTTACCTTTCCGTTTAACCCCTCATAATCAAATCCAATAATATATATAGCATCGTAACCATGCTGACTAGCAAGCCACAATGCTGTAGGCCCGCTTGACCATCCTTTATGGGGATTAAAGAAGTGTAAACCTTGAATTGTACGTACATCTTTGTTAGGGTTAGTCCACACTTGATTGCGTAAATGCCAACCTTTTTGTACAATTTCTTTTACCATTTTAGCATCAACAGCTATAAGGTAATCTGGTGTAAATTCTCTGTAAACTGCGTTACAAGCGTAAATTTTGCCGTGTTTTTGTAACTGTCGTAAATCAACATTTTTACGACTAGTACCGTTACCTAAAACAAATGCTATGTTATGCTTGTGCGGCTGCGAGTTCTTCTGCGGTTGGTTGTCCATACATACCCTGTATAAATTCTAGCTCGGCCGCTTTTTCAAACTCATGAACTTCGCTGTTTTTACGAAGTTGGTTGATCTGACGAAGTGTTAGGCGTACTTTTCTAGTGTCGTTTTTTTCAACAACATTAATATCACGCTCACTGGAATAACGCTGATCATTAGCGTAATCCATTTTTTTATCATCAAAATAAAAGAATTCCATCAGTTTCATAGTACTATTTATACTCCTGCGCCTGTATCAGCAGTGTCAGTTGCCGCAGTATCGGCTGTACCGCCTTCAGCGGCCGCCGCCATGTCATCAGGTGCTTCAGCATCTTGTGCTCCTGCTTCTGCTGACATATCATTTGGACTTACTCCAACACTTCTCATCTGTGCTGATGCTTCTGCTTCTTGAGCAATCTTAGTACCGTTTTCTTCTTTCCACATTAGTTCGTTTTCAGTAACTTCTTCTTGTGAAAGACCTAAGAAACGTTTAAGAGCAAATCGTTTGCTCATGTATGGAACTTCTTGTAGGGCGGCAAATGTTTGTACTCTATTGTTATCTAGTTCTGCTTGTCTATAAGAAGCAAAGTTTTGAGGAGCGTTAAATGTAATTTCAAACAAACTGTTATCAATATTAACGCCTTGTTTAATTAACCAACGTTTAAATTCGTGGTCAAGTTCTGTGATAATAAGTTTTTGTAGTCTTTTACAATACTCATTAAAACGTAACTCTTGTATGTATGCTGTACCAACTTTACCGTCATTAAACTGTGCTGGACTGTCGTCTGGCATAGTTGGAAGATAAGAACTTGGAATTCTTAACGCACGGAAAAGTTTGTTAGTAAAGTAACGCAAGTCATCAATTTCACCTAGGTTAGTACCACCTGGCAATGTGTCAACTTTTGATCCTCTACCTTCAGCAGTTTGTGGAAAGAAGTAATCTTCTGAAATACTAAGTGGGTTATAACTAGCGTCGATAACGTTTTGTCCACCACCTGTATTACTTGGAATACGTCTTTGGTTAATTTCGTTTTTAACACGTTCAACAAAGCTCATAGCCATGTGAGCAGGCATATTACCCACATCAACGTAAAAAACACGTCTTTCAGGAGCTCGCTGAACTCTATAAATGATAATCGCATCTTCTAATAATTCTTTTTGCTTGTATACTTTAAAGACACTTTCTAATAGGGAGTTACCAAAAGGATAGTTATTATCTAATCCTTCTGATAACGACAAGTGAACAACGTGTTCAGCATCAACTGCTGTTTCATTTTGTTCAGTTGAAAAGCGAGATCCCGTAGACTGTGGAGAAGCACCAACCATACCTCTTCCAAGCGCACCACCACTGACATAACTGCCAGTACCGGCAGGTGAGTTGTGATTATCAGGATGAATTGAGGTTGCTACAAGATTTGTAAAATTGAAATTTAAATCTTTGATAATATACTGTTCAGGCTTTTTACCTTCAGATTCATTAACAATAATCTTTGTAACTTTTGCTGGATCAATATGGAATAGTTTTCCAGTCTCGGGATCTCTTATAAAAAACTCGTCCCCATATTTAAAGCAGTTTCTAACTACCCTAAACATACGAGTTTCAAATTGGTTTGATCTAAACCACTTTTGTAAACCTTCTTTTAGTAATTTTACTTCTGTTTGAGTTGGATCGTTTTTGAAG